CATGAATTTCATGGAGAATCTGCTGATCTCCATAAAAAAACCGGTCAGGGATTTTCGTCAGCAGGAGGCCGTGCTCGTGGGTGGATTCTCCGACCTTGCCGATGTTGATCCGGAAACCGCAGATTACGCGGAGATCGCGGCAGTGACAGATGAGGAGAGCACCTACACGATAGGCCAGAAGGGTAATTTGCTCACAATTACCCGGAAAACCATTGTGAATGATGATCTCTCCATAGTTATGAGACTGCTGAGGGGAATAACCAGGGCAACAAGGCGCACACATGGAAAGTATGTGTGGAACATGTTTATTAATAACGATGCATGCACGGACGGAACTGCATGGTTTACAAGCGGGCATGGGAATCTGGGATCAAGCGCTCTTTCACACGCTACGGCGCTGGTTGCGTATAAAGCAATCGGCAGCTTTACGGAAAAGGACTCCGGCGAGCCCCTGGGCCTGCTGGCAGACAGATCCGTTAAACCTAACCTGGTTGGACCGATCGATATAATGGAGACAATGGAACAGATCGAGACTGAGGAATTTTATTATTCCACAAACGATCTCACAGACAAGGTGCCCAACCCGCTCAGGAATAAAGTGGTTCATCATGTTAATCCGCTTTTCACTGACGCGGATGACTGGGGTCTGCTTCTACCGCCAGATGTAGTTGATATGATTGAAATGGGTTATTTGAACGGCAGGGAAGAGCCTGAAATGTTTGTCGCCGATACGCCTCAGAGCGAACAGGTTTTTGTAGCAGACAAGATCCGCCATAAGATTCGCCACGAATATGCCGGCACCCCGATCGATTTCAGGTCCGGTTATAAGGCTGAGGTGTAAGAAAAGGCGCAGGGCGCAAGGCTAATGGCGCAGGGTAAATAAAGGGCGGATTTTCGGTGTAGGCATCGGTGCCGCCCATGCAGATTAAAACATTAACAAAGGAGGATTTATTATGATTACAAAAAGATTTAAAGCGCTGGGGCTGATGGCATTAATGGCCGTTATGCTTTTTGTGCTGATAGTCCCGCAGACTATGGCTGCGTACAGCGTTAAACAGGTGTTTGTGAGAGTTTCCGGCACTGCAGGCGAAACAGTGACCACAGGGCAGGTCGTTGCCATTAAAGATGCCGACGGGGAATGGTATAAGGCAGATGCAAATGACAGCGATGTGAGGCCGGGCGTGGGCATTGTAGGCAGCAAAACCGGAGGGGATGGAGAATCCATTGAGGTTATACTGGAAGGGGTTCTGACTGGTTGGAGCTCGCTGACCGAGGGACAGCCCGGTTATTTGAGCGAGACAGCCGGGGCCGTTACGCAGAGCGCACCATCATGGGTTCAGCAGGTTGGAGTAGCTCTGAGTACAACGGATTATTATTTTAATCTGAAAAATTATTTTGATTCAAGCGCAGTCACGTCGCTGGGTGTACTATCCGGGGCCAGTCCGATAATCGCTGAGGGGGCGACGGCGAATGATTTTGAGACGACCATATCGATTACCGACCCCACAGCGGATAATACGATTACACTGCCTGACGACAGCGGGTCAGTTGCCTATTCGCCCGGAGGAACTACGACTTCTATCGCGGACTCTTTGGCTATTCCAATAACCCATGCGTATGTCGCAAAAACTACGGGCGGAGATGCTGAGGCACTAACGTTAGCAAATGGTGAGAACGGCCAGATATTAACCATTGCCCTGGTAACAGATGGGGGAGGTGTAGGAACTCTCACTCCCGTGACATGCTCCGGGTTTGCGACAATAGCTTTTGAGGATGCAGGGGATAATGTGACTTTGATGTATATAGATGACACGGTAGGATGGATTATCCTGGGTACTGCAGGAGTGGCCGCGCCTCCAGTTATTACTATTTAATTATTATTCCAGGATTTATAGAGGGCGCGGGGGTGCCCGCGTCCTTTGTTAAGTTTTGAAATTAGATCAATACGGGCGGCCACAGGGGGCCGCCACTACAGATAAAAAGGGGGAGAATGATGATAACCAAGGGTAAAAACAAAGCCGCAGTGTGGGCCATTCTGGCGATTCTGGTGCCCTGTTTTGTGATGGCTCCGGGAGTTATAGCGGAGGACCGGAAGGTGAGCTCTAAAACCTTTTTATCGAGCGCCACGTACAGCGCCGGATCTGCCGCTTATAGCTCCGGTTTTTTGGTTTCCGCCTATAACGAGGGGCAGTTGCTGGTTAATGTGACTGCGGAATCCGGGACGTCAACACTGGATATTGTTATACAGACATCAGATGACAATTCCACATATTACGATCATACAACCTGTGCACAGATTACTGCGACAGGGCAGTATCGGTTTGCAGTTACGAATTTTGGAAAGTATGTGCGAGTGGAATATACCGTGGGCGGTACGAGTTTTGTGTTTGGGGTTGTGGGGGTGTTTAAGAACTAGGCGCAAGGCCCAGGGCGCAAGGCGCAAGGAAAGGCAAAAACAATGGATTCCGCGATCAAGTCGCGGAATGACATAAAAGGCGTCGCGGAATGACGGGAAAGATTGTAGGGGCGGGCCTTGCGTCCGCCCGGAATAACGGGGAAAGAGAATGAGCAACAGGCAAGAATACATAGAAGCAGTCGGGCAGTTTGTGCAGGGGGAGATTCCTCTTTCTGAGGCGGATAAAATTCTGGCGATCAGCCAGGCAGTTAAAGAACACAGCAAACACAAGCCTTTAATCGTGGTCGAGGATATCGACGGCGACGGAGGGTTTGATTATGCGGTATCGGGCCTGGAATCGTGGAACGATGGATTTTCGGTTATAAAACAGGTGGAATATCCGGTTGATGATGACGACCAGTCGCCTGACATACTTGCAGACGACGAATGGACAATCTACCAAAAACCGGCAGGCGATTACCTTCGGTTTTTAGAAGATACGCCGGACGCGACTGAGGACATGCGGATCACATATACCGCGCCGCATACATGCACAGACGCGGCATGCAGCATAAAAAATATAGACACCGAGGCTGTACAGGCCCTGGCAGCAGCCTATTTCTGCAACATGTTGTCCGCATATTATGCCCAGGCCGGAGAGCCGACTATACAGGCGGACAGTGTGGATCATAAGAGCCGGTCATCCGAATACGCTGGCAAAGCCAGGATGTATCGAAAGATGTATTTAGATCACTTAGGGGTTAAAGAGGGTCAGACAATAGCGGCCAGTGTTACTATGGATCAGGATCTAAACGGGAGCTGGGGATCGGATAAGCTGACGCATAAGGGGAAATACAGATAAGAGGGCGCAGGGCACAAGGCTCAGGGTGCAGGGAAAGAACGAAATGGGTGAAATTGTTAATTTTAAATATGACATGAGCGAGGTTGAGGATTTTGTTGCTCAGTATCCCGAGGCATCCCGGGATGCGGCGGTGGCAAAGATTACCGAGGCGCTGCTGTTTTTGGAAAGCAGGGTAAAGCCGGCCACTCCGTACGGTGCCGGGCCTATACATTTGAGGGATACAATATTTTTTAAGCTGAACACTACGGGCGAGCCGGTGAGCGGGCTGCTGGGGACTCCCGCGATATATGGGGAGTCGGTTGAACTTGGCACAAAACCGCACTTTCCTCCTATCGATCCGATTCAGCACTGGGTTGAAAAGAAGTTCGGATATGAGGGCAAGGACGCCAGGGCTGTGGCCTATTTGATTGCCCGGAAGATTTCCAAAAAAGGCACAAAAGGCGCGCACATGTTCGGCAAGACCTGGGATGATAATAAATCGATGGTTATTCGAATTCTGGAAGAGATTCCGGAAGAGATATTAAGGAGGATTAAATGAGTCTTAAAGATATACGCGAACAGGTTGCGGCTATTGTGGGAGCCGTGGATACGGTAGGACCCGTGCATGAATACATGAGATGGTCGGCCACATGGCAGAAGTTTTTAGACTTTTTTAAAGATGCTGACGGCAAAATAAACGGCGCAATGATCACGCGCACCGGGACAAAGGAGATTGATTACGGTGGAAGCGGACAGGATCTGCGAACGCATAATATTAAAATCAGCCTCATCTACGGGCTGAATGATACTGATGGCAGTGAACTATATTTTCAGGATTATATTGTTGAAGCGGTTTGCACTGCATTGCGAGGGAATAAACGGCTGAACGGGACAGCAGAAAACTGTACGCCTCCTACCGTGGACGTTTGTGAAACACGGATGTTCGGGAGTGTACTGTGTCATTACGCGGAGATAAGCCTGGCGGCTGACGAGATAGAGGTTTTTGATTTGTAGGCATGCGGGCGGACCCGCCGTCGCTTAAGCTATGGCGCGGCAAGCAGGCCCGCCCCTACACAACAATAAAAGGAGGATTAAAACATGGCACCATTGATAGAAGCGCGGTCACAATTGGCTGCAAAAGTTGAGGATGTGGAGGGCACAGCTGAGACTCTTGCTGCTGCAAACGCAATACTGGCACGGGACATAAAGTTTGACCCGGACATTGATGTTGAAGATCTGGGGCTGCAGTCCAGTTCGCTATCTCCGTTTGCGGGCGTGGCCGGCAGCCGTATGGCACGCATGACGTTTGAGTGCGAGCTTAAAGGCTCAGGCGCTGCTGGAACTCCGCCTGAAATCAGCGCACTAATTCGCGCCTGCGGGTTTCTTGAGACTACCACAGCGGGGGTGAGTGTTACGTACACCCCGGCCAGCTCCGGCCTGAAAACCGTTACACTTGCAAAATATGTGGACGGCAAGAGATATCTGATGGCCGGGGCCAGGGGAAATATTACCATATCCCTGAACGCCGGCAAACCCGGAATTATTGCGTTTGATTTTCTGGGCACATCGATTGCCGACAGCGACACGTCTTTGCTCTCAGGAATATCATACCAGACGACCAGGGCGCAGCCTTTTCAAAACGCATCTCTTTCCATCAACAGTTACGCCGCGATTTTGGAAGCGTTGAGCATTGAAAGCGGTAATGCCATTGAATTGAGGGACAGTGCGAACGCATTGCAGGGGTATTTAAGCGCTGTTATTGGCAAAAGAAACATGAAATTAAAACTAAACCCTGAGGATGTGCTTATTGCGACACATGATTTCTGGGATGACTGGGAGAAAGGCACACTGGTTGCTCTTTCTGCCACCCTGGGTGCGACTGCCGGCAATATATGCACGATTACAGCGCCCAAGGTGCAGTACGCTAAAATCGGGCAGGGTGACCGCAAGGGCTATGCAACGAGCGAGATTGACGCGAACCTGGTTCGGAATTCCGGTGATGATGAGATAAGTATTGCCTTCACTTAGGGGCGGAAAGGGCGCAGGGCACAAGGCTCAGGGCGCATGGTAAAAAAGGCGGGCATCCGGGTAAAAACATAATACAGATTGCAGAGGCGGGCCTTGTGTCCGCCAGGAATGGAGGAGATGATGAATTTGAGCAAAATTAAAGTGAGGGGTTTGATTGGTCGGGAACTGAAAATGCTTAAAAATAAGGAGGGGATCACTCTCGGCGGGTTGACGGATATGCCGGTTGACAAAAGAGATGAAGCCCTTGACAGACTGATTGCTCTCGCTTGTGATGTAGATCCGGATGATTTAACTCCGGGAGAAAAACTGGATATGTACACGCGGATTACCGCAGAGACATATATGACGGAGGCAGACAGAAAAAACTTCGAATCGCCGCAGTCCTCAGCCTTAGAAATAGACTCCACGACTGCGGCGAATGCAGAAAAGCAGGGCTCCAAAGGCAAAGGCACTGCCCGCAAATCAAAAAAACAGACTGGCTCATCCCGACCGAACCCGTTTACGAAATAGATGGAGAACCGGTGTATGAGTGCCCTGTTGGCATGGTCGACAGGGGCCTGGCAAATGAGGCGTTTGAGCTGGTTAATCACTACGATAGAGGGTTTTTGCCGTTTGCGGGCGGCATATATGATCAGCCGAATAAAATGATGCAGATGATTGAAACGGTGAGGGCGGTCACGTTGGAAGTAAAAAAGGAAAAATAATTTGAGATTTGAGATTTGAAATTTGAGAGCGAGAGGATGGTATGGCATTTGATGAAGCAAAAGTTAAACTGATAATCGAGGCATCTACTGAGGCAGCGGCCAAAAAGATGCGCGAGTTTTCGACAAATGCTGATCAGGGCCTCAAAAATGCGGACGTCTCTGCACGTAAATTCGGAGACGGACTGAAGCAGGGCTGGGCCAAGGCAAAGTCGGCATGGGTCGAGATCGGAGCCGCTGTTATAGCACTTAAAAAGGCATACGATCTTATGAATACCGCAGCTCAGTTTAAGCAGCGTGAAACTGCATTCAGAAACATGGCCGCTTCGCACGGGGCCGACGCGGATAGAATAATAGCGGACATGAAAAGACTCTCTGCCGGCACGATCGACACCATGACGATTATGGAAAAGGCCGGTACTGCCATGACATTGGGGATCCAGGCAGACAAACTGGCAGAACTTATGGAGGTGGCCAGGGCGTCATCAAAAATTACGGGCCAGACGGTAAGTCAGGCGTATTCAGACATCACTCTCGCTGTGGGGCGCGGCAGCAGAATGATTCTGGATAACCTGGGGATTATTGTAAAAGTTGAAGAGGCAAATGAAAAGTACGCCCAACAGCTGGGCAAAACCTCAGCAAGTTTAACAGAGGCAGAGAAAAAACAGGCGTTTTTGAATGCCACTCTTGAAGCCGGAAAAGACATTGTTGACAGGGTTGGAGACAGCCAGGATTCAGCCGCGGAAAAGATTCAGAGATACCAGGCGCGCTGGAAAGACGCAGCAATAACAATCGGGAAGGTACTACTCAACGTAGCACAGGGGATTGAATTTGTTTTTTATACCGTATGGACGGGCATTTCTACGATAATCGAAAAAGTGACGCTAGTTGTGGGCAAGTTGATTGATAAACTTTCCAAGGTTCCACTATATGGTAAATATTTTAAATCATTGGCTGATGGCTTAAAATCTGTTGAAGAAAATGCAAAGATGGCAAAAGAATTTGGGATTGAAGAGATGTCAAAGACCTGGGATTTTATGACCTCTATGTGGAAAAAAGAGGAGCCGACCAGAAGAAAAGTCGTGCAGGACATTGAGGATCAGGGAAAAGCAGCAAAGAAAAGCAGCGACAACATTAAAAAACTTATTGATATACAGAAAGCCGAGGCAGATACCAGGGCAAACGCCATTGCTGAGATGTACAATGACATGGGGCTCGGTGCGGATGCATATTACCGTGAAGAGGTAAACAAACTCGCCAAAAAAGCCCGGGACTGGCAGGATGCCGGTGTGTCTATTGAAGACACAAATAAATATTTGTACAGTAAAATTAACGCTCTGCAGGAACAGGCGCTGAACAAAGGCGAGAGCATGCAGGCAGACTGGCTGCTGGTCATGAAAAATCATACGCAGGAGCTGGTAAATGATCTGCGCGAAAAAGAAGAAAATGCAGCCAGCGAGATTGATAAAATAGCGGCAAAAATTGACGGCCTGGATGGCAGCGAAATTGCCATCGATGTTCGGCTGTTTGACAATGGCGCCACAAATGTACTGGACGCGATTGAAAACAAGCTGAAAACGCTGGGAGTGATAAATAACATCAACGTTTCATCGGGTGCCGTGTCCCGTCTCGATGACCTGCAGGAGCGTATTGACGGCATACACGGCGCTGATGTGGCGTTTGATGTGACTGCCGAAACGGATGCGGCGCTGGGCAAGATCAGCGAGGTTGAGACCAGGGTTAATAAGATTAGAGGTCGCGGCGCTGAGGTCGATATTATCGTCACGGATAATGCGGCAGAGGTTTTTGCAAAAATATCTGAATTACAAGCACAAAGCGCAGAAATGACAGGCACATATACTGAGAATCTGATCAATAATATGCAGACGCGGGAAGCTCAACTGTCCCGGATGTTCGGCGGGATCTCTGCGGGTGTTGCTCAGCTTAATGCAAACCCGATTAATATTCAGGCCCGGCTGCAGGATAACGGCCTGACCAGTGGCCTG